ATTATGGTGTTAAGGTTACGGATAAAGAATACATTGGAATTAAATTAACTGATGGTTTATATGACGAAGCTAATAAAGCATATTTGATGTCTTACAATCCAGACTTTGGATTAAGAACCAATATGGCTTACATTCTTCATCAGGCCGATATGATGGCTACACATATTGAATCCGACCAATGGAAAAGAGGTAGTGAAACTGAAGAACCAATAAATACAAAAGTTCCAAAAACAAAAGATGAAAAAGAAAAAGTAGACAACCTTAAAAAACAATTTGATGAGTTGTTCGCTTAGGAGATTATTATGTGGATAGGTTTAACAATATTATTTTTTTTAATAAGTGTCTTTACATCTGTATTGACATATTATTCATTAAGAAGAATAACACAATATGAGGAATTTATTTTACAGATTCAACAGGTTATAAAATTCTCAACAGATAAAATGAAACTTGTTGATGCAAAAGGACATTATGAATCAGACGATGAGACTGGTTTTTTCTTTGAACAATTAAAACAAATTCAACTAGCCCTTGATGGGATATTTGAAGAGGAGACACAAGATGCCAAAAAAGAAAGTTAATGATGTAAAGGCCGAAATAAAAAAAATAACTAAAAAGAAAAAGCGTAAAGTTTATTTCGGACAAGAGGTTCAAGATGCTATTGTAGAATATAATTCTTCAGACAATAATAGTGAAAGAAATAATATTTATGGAAAGCGAATACATGCAGCGTTTGATAAGTTAGCTGAAAATATAATTAATACATTTAAGTTTACATATTTTGATGACCCATTTGTAGATGTAAAACATGAAGTGGTTGCTTTTATGGTTATGAATATGCATAAATATGACCACACAAAAGGTTCAAAAGCGTTTAGTTATTTTTCTGTTGTGGCCAAGAACTATTTAATTCTTCATAATAATAACAATTATAAAAAATTAAAAACTCACGATAAAATTGATGTATTAGAACGACATAAATATCAAGGTAGTGATGAGTATGATTTTCAATCATTCACGACAGAAATGATAGAATATTTTGATTCAAATATGAATACTATATTTAAAAAAGAACGAGATTTAAAAATAGGATATGCTATTATTGATTTAATTAAACAGAGAGAAGAAATAGAAAATTTTAACAAGAAAGCTATTTATATTTTAATTAGAGAAATGACAAATGTCGAAACTGCTCATATTACATCAGTTGTTAATGTATTAAAAAAACATTATAAAAAACTAATGAATAAATACCACCAAACTGGAACCATTATGATAGACATATCGGGCTCCAAATTCTTTTAAATACTAAACCCTCTTAAATGAGGGTTTTTTATTTCATACAATTTCTTACAATTTTTATATTTATATATGAATAAGTCTACCCATAGGAGATGATATGCCAGACGAAAAAGAAATATTTGAAGGAAAAACCTTTCAAGATTTAACAAAAGATATTTACGAAAACACTACAAAGCGTAAAGTTCAAATAGATTTGTTAATATCAGAAATACATGGATTCATTACAACGATTGATGATGTGGTTATGGTAGCCCCAATCATAAAAGAATATATGGATACAGCGGTTAGAAACGATGAACATTTGGTTAAATTAGCTGGTGTATTACAAAGAATTATAAGTAAATCAAGTGGTGAATCTGATGAATCAATGTTATTATCGGATGCTGAAAAAGAAGAATTAATGGGAACACTTCAAGATACTGTAGATGATTTACAGAAAGAAAGTGAAAAACTTGAGGCTACAAAAAATAAAACTATTTCAGGATACACGGAGAGTTAAATGGCTTCAATTTTAACAACAGCTGGAAATACAACTTCTACTAAAGGAGTTTTCGGTTCTACGGTTAATACTCCTATTTATTTACAATTTGTTCCAGGAGTTTGTGTTGATGTAATTACAAGTAAGGAAACATTAAATTCCTTTAACGACCCTAAAAATATAAATACAATATTAGCTTTACCACATATTAGAAATGGTGTAAAGAAGAAAAGAACTAATCTAACTGATAGTGATAGATACCTTCCATTGATGAGGGGGTTTGTAGATGTTCCAACTAAAGGAGATCCTGTTTTACTTTGCACTATTGGTGGAGTAAAATATTATTTAGGACCATTGAATACTGAAAATGATGTAAACTTTAATGTGGATAATTTAAAAGAACCTGAAATTAATCTATCATCAGATCCAAAAAATAGAGAGACAAACACTAAAAAAGCTAGTGGTGAATCACAAAATTTTATAAAAAGAAACTTTCACAGAATGTCAAAAAAATGGAATCCTAAATTAGATGAAACACAATCTTTTAAAGAAACACATGGTGATTTAATGTTAGAGGGTAGACATGGTAACAGTATTAGAATTGGTAGTAGAAGTGATAATCCATATGTATTTATATCTAACGGACGACAAGCAACTTATTCATATGAAAGTTTAGCTGATGGTTCATTAATTTCAATAACAAAAAGTGGAACTTTAAATCAACATTTTGGTGGATATTATAAACAACCAGGTAATGATTTTAGTGATGTTGAAGGTAAATTAAATTTTGTAAATGGTTTTGTATTAGCATCAGATTTAGTTATACCTCCAACTGAACCTCCAAATAGATTGATGTCTAAATTAGTATCAAGTGTAAATGGTGATTTAGATGTAAATGACTTAATATATAAATACGGTAATTCACCAAACCAAAATCAGATGTTGTTTTATTCAGATAGAATAATAATAAATTCAAAAACAGAAGATATATTTTTATCATCAAATAATGATATACACATTGGGACGAAAAGACATTTGACAATTTCAACATCTGAAAATTTAGTTGTTGAATCCGAAAGAACATATTTAGGTGACCCAAATAAAAAAACAATGGACAATATGGTATTGGGTAAAAAATTACAAGATACATTAAAAAGTATTGTTGATATTTTTAGTAAGATTCAAGTCTTAACTCAACTTGGACCACAGAATATTTTACCAACAGCTCAAGCTGATATACAAAAAGCTTTAAGTAATATAGATGGAATTTTAAGTGATAAACATTTTATAGAGGAATAAAAAGAGGTAATTATGAAGAAGAAAAAAACAAATATAAAAACTGTAATCAGACAAATCGTTAGAGAGGAAGTTGCGATGGCTATCAAGGAAGTAGTAACTGAATTGAAACAACCAATTGAATCTCAACCAAAACCACAAAAGAAAATCGTTGAGAAAAAATCATACACAAACAATTCAGTATTGAATGATGTATTGAATGAAACAGCTCAAGGTGGTGATTGGAAAACATTGGGTGGTGGTGAGTTTACTTCCGATAGAATGAATGAATTAGTTGGTAAACAATATGGTGATATGATGAATAATTCACCAACACAAGCTGCTCCATCAAGTGACCCAATGAGTCAATTCTTAAATAAAGATTATAGTGAAGTGTTAAAGAAAAGTGAAGAAAAATCTAAAATGAAACATGGTGGATAACAATGGGATTAAAACAAGATTTAATTGATGCTAAAGTAAAAGCTGCTCAAGATAATGGGCATTCAATTACTGATACTGGACCTGGTTCTTTTATTGAGAGGGAAGCTGAATATACCAAAGAGGCTATAGTTAACTTTATAACATCAGCCAACTTCACGATAACTGAATTAAAAGCTCCTGTTGTTGTTGAGGATTTAAAGACACCCGATCAAGGTATCAATATTAAATTAGAGACACTACTTGGTGATAAAGCTCCTATATTAAAAACATTAAAACAAGTAGGTAGAGTTATTCCTGGAGCTGGTGCAGTTGTAGAAAAATTAGTCGATGAATTAGAAGCATCAATTAGACAAGCAGTTCAACCACTATTAGAGGGTGGGGCTAATCTACCAGGTTTAAATTTATCAAAAGACGGACAGCAAGGTAAGGAGGGTGGATTAATATCACAAGGTTATGTTTATATAGGTGAAGATCCAGAGTCACAAGAATCTTTTGATGTTAATGATGAGGATGGACAAAGGGATTTTACAGAAGTTAAATTATTTAGAGAAGACATAGAGGACTTATTATAATGGCTGTTAAAGATACATCTAAAAAACCATACATAGTTGATAATGATACTAATATTAAAGTTGGTATTGATTTACCAATTAGGCGTGATGATATAAAAGATGGTTGGTTTGCTTCTACAACAACAACCATAGAAGCTGTAAAAAACAATATAAGAAATTTACTTAACACCAATCAAGGTGAAAGGTTAATGCAACCAACTCTTGGATTGAATTTAAAAAGAATGTTATTTGAACAAATTGATGAGGAAAGTATAATAGGTATTCAAGACTCTATTTTAGACACATTTAATTTTTGGTTACCATTTGTTCAAGTTAAAGATATACAATTAGAAACATCAGAAAATAGTCAATTTGTTGGAACTAATGAAATTAGAGTTAAAATTATATTTAATATAATACAAGATCCAGATACCTTAGATTCTGTTACTTTAAACTTTCAAAGTGATGTAAACGAAAGTTTAGGTTCAGTTGATAGTGGTGGATATTAATTGGAGATAAAAAATGCCTACATATGGTAAAGACAATTTTAAAGAATCAAATGTAAATTATTTAAATAAAGATTTTGCATCATTAAAACAATCATTGATGGATTATGCTAAATCTTATTTTCCAGATACATATCGTGATTTCAATGAAACATCACCTGGAATGATGTTATTGGAAATGAATGCTTATGTGGGTGATGTATTATCTTTTTATGTTGACCAACAATATCGTGAGATGTTGTTACCATTAAGTGAAGAGAGAAGAAACATACTTAATCTAGCTAAGATGTTTGGTTATAAGGTTAAACCAATTGTTCCTGCTTATGCTGATTTGACATTTACTCAAAACTTGACAGCTAATTCTTCCAATAGAGCTACAATTGATTATTCAACTGGAGCCGTGATTGATAGAGGGTTACAGGTTAAGGGAACTACAAATGGAGTTGTATTTGAGACATTAGAGGTTTTAGATTTTAAAATATCACAATCAAATGATACATCAAATATTAATACTTTTGATAGTTCTACAAATCTAGCTTCAGATTATTCTTGTGAAAGAGTTGTTAGGGCTGTTAGTGGTAAAACAAAAACATCAACCTTTACAATAGGAGTTCCAGAAAAATTTAAAAAAATAACATTATCTGATACTAACATTATTGATATTATTTCTTGTGTGGATTCAAATGGAAACAATTGGTATGAAGTTGATTTTTTAGCACAAGACAAAGTTCCAATTGAAACTCATTACACCAATGATAGTAATAGAGAAAGTGCTTATTCAAATGCGCTTGATAATTCAACATCTGATATAGCTGTTCCTTTTTCTTTACAATACATTAAAACATCAAAACGATTTACAAGAGAAACTAATGTTGACAATACTACATCATTAGTTTTTGGGAATGGTGTATTAAAAAATGGAACATTAATTGATACTGATTTTATAGATTTAGAACAAGTTGGTGTTGTTGTTCCTGGACAAGCAAATGATTTAAATGAGACAATAAATCCATTATTAGGTGATGAATACTCTACTCTCGGTGAAACACCAAACAATACAACTTTAACTATTACTTATAGAGTTGGTGGTGGGATTGATGCAAATCTACCAAGTGGTGATTTAACAATTATTCAAGATGGAACTGCTATGAATGGAAGTGGTGGAACAATTAGTGACTTGACAGTTAATAATACTTTACCGGCTCGTGGTGGTAAAGATGAAGAAACCATAGATGAAATTAGAGAAAAAACAAAAGCTTTCTTCTCAACACAAAACAGATGTGTAACGAAAGAAGATTATGAAGCGAGAGTTTTAAATATACCAGCAAGATTTGGAAATATTGCAAAAGTGTATGTAACCAGAAGTGGTGATGATACTACACCTAATGCAAATCAACAACTATTTTCAAATGCTTTAACTTCTCTTGATACTAAATTTGGAAAGTTTATTGACGAGTTGAATAGATTAAAAAATGCAATGTATGATATTCCAAATCAAAATGGTAATGGTTATATAGTAACTACAGAAGAACTTAATGATTTTGCTCGTCTTTTAGATACGAGTCCAGATGAAATAGAAGAGGTGATACGAAACATTGGTGGTTATTCAGATTTAACAACTTTTGATTTATCATCAGTTAATATTTATATTTTAGCTTATAACAATTTAAAAGAATTAGTTGGTAATCCAATAGAACAAGATACAAGTATACCAGTAACAATTCAACAAAATATAAAAAATTATCTATCAAACTTTAGAATGTTAACTGATTCTGTAAGCATTATTAATGGATACATTGTAAACTTTGGTGTATTTTTTGATGTCGTTGCTGAAAAATATGCTGATAAAAATCAAGTCAAAATAAAATGTATAGAAAAGATTAAAGAATATTTTCAAGTTGAAAAAATGCAATTCAATCAACCAATTTATAAAAGTCAATTAGAATTTGAACTAATGGGGGTTGAAGGTGTTCGTTCATTGAACCATTTAACCATAACGCAAAAACATGATGATTATTTTGGATACAACAGTGATGGTGAATTTTTAGGAACAGCTGACCAAACTTTAGATCCAAATCCAACTTATTTATATTCATTTAATGCGGATATTGATAATGGGGATGGAACATATGGTGGTTTCGAATCAAATGGAACTGATGGTTATGGTTACTATTATGACTTTCAAGATGCTTTAGTTGATGGGATAATAAGACCACCAGAACCATCAACACCAGCAGTTTTTGAATTAAAGAATCCAAATCAGAACATACAAGGGAGGGTTAGATAATGCATCATTTTATTTTTCCAACACAAGACACTTGGATTTCAAGTGGTTCATCAACTATAACAGGTGAATCTTTTAAAGACCAAAACTTTGGAAGAGACCAAATACTTGAGGTTAAAAAAGAATTTTATAACGATACTTTTAATTATCCAACAAGAGCATTAGTTAATTTTAGTGGAACAGAGTTTACTGAAATGTCAAAGTCAGTATCAGATGGAACTATATCTGCTGATGCAAAATATTTTTTAAGACTCTATGAAGCAGAGGGTAATTCTGAATTTGCAGATACACAATATATTTTGACAGCTCAACCAATATCACAATCTTGGCAAGAAGGTACAGGTAAGTTTGGTGACAATCCAAAAAATACAAATGGATGTAGTTGGGAAAACACAACAAACATATTGGGTGGAACTGCTACAACTTGGGTAACTCCTGGTGTTACTGTATTAACTGTAAGTTCATCAACACAATCATTTACAAATCAATCACCCGATGTTAATATGGATGTAACTGATATGGTGAATATGTGGTTAAAGGGACAATACTTTAATCATGGTATGTTAATTAGATTTAGTGGTAGTCAAGAAACGGATTCACTTCGTTTCGGACATTTAAAATTCTTTTCAAGAAACACACACACAATATTTTCACCACGACTTGAAGTTAAATGGGACGACCATTTACCTTGTACTGGCTCTAACACAGGTTCATTAATTGAATTAACAACAACTGGATTAGCTGATAACTTTTTATATATGAAAGGTTTAAGAGAAGAATATAAAGTGGGTGAAAGAGTTAAATTTAGAGTTGGTGCTAGAAAAAGATATATTCAAAAATCTTTTTCTACTTCGGTTCAAACTGTAAGCGCATCATATATACCTGAGGGTAGTGGTTCATATGCAATTAAAGATGTCGCTACTGATGAGTTCATTGTCCCATTTAGTGGATTCACATCAATGAGTTGTGATAGTAATTCAAATTATTTTATACAATACTTGGATGGATTCTATCCTGATAGGGTTTATAAAATACAATTAAAATTAAAATATGATGATGGGCAAGAACAAGTGTTTGATGATGATTTTGAATTTATAGTTAAAAGGAAATAAATATGGCTGAGTATAATGGACAAGTAATACCTGATAGTGATTTTGAAAATCAAATAAATCCAAACACTTCGGGTGATACAGAAGATTTAACAACTGAAAATTTATTGGATAAAATTGCAGATGCATTGATTTTAAATACTGAATTGGGAGTTGATAAAACATTTTTGCAAAAGAATCAAAAAACAATTCGAGATGGTATTATTTCAGTTGGTAGAAGTAATGTGGATACATTACTTTTATTTCAAAAAGATATAAAAGCTAATGGTCAAGATTTACAAAACATAGATTCAAATGGTAGAACTTTTGAAGGTATAATTGATACTTTAAGAAGTTCTGGATATACTGAAGTTAAAGATGTTCAAGTTACAATTGTCCCACTTGGTGCGAATGAATATTATAATGTTGGAATACAATTAGATGTTCAAGCAGCTGATGTAGGTCCTTTTGATGTTAGTGAATTATTATCTGGAGTTAGTCAAGATGGTTCAAGAAATCCTATAAACATAAGTCAATTTTTATCCATTGACACTATAGCAACATCTATAAATAAACTTCAAGCTGAAGAGTTTTTAGATACAAATATTTATGAATTACTTCCTGGCAGTTCAAT